AAACTATATGTATTCTGAAGATGACAATTTTATGTTAAATAAGAAAAAATAAATTAATATAAAATATCATCATATTATCTAAAACTTTTGAAAATTATTTTTAAGCAATACAAACAGTCATTTACAACCGACAATTATAACTTTATATGAAAATATAAAACAGTCATTTATAACAGACAATTACATAGCAATTTATCAAGAAATATCAAGTTTTAGGGCAGAAAAAACTAACGGAACATTGGTTAACTGATATTGACGATCTACAAATGGTCGAATAGCCATTAATGTATTTTATTTTTTATATATCTGCATTATTACTAATAGCTGTATCATGTTTTTGATTTATTATTTCTAAACTATTCTCTTCATAATAATTTTTTTGTTTATCTCGTATTTCATCTTTATTATTATCATAATATATTTTTTTCTGTTTTAATTTTTGATCATGATGTTCTTGATAATAACCTCTATCTCTTTCGTTCACCATTTCTTTTTGTGTTTTTCTTAAATTTCGTTGATATTCATTTCTTGCTTCTTTATTTTTTTGATGATATTCACTTTGTTGTTGTTTAATTTTTTCGGCATTTTTTTCATGATATTCTGCATTATATTGTTTCTTTGATTCTGCTCTTTTAATATTTCTTTTCTTATCTTGTTCTCTACATTTATCACATTGTTTATAATATATTCCATCTAGTTTTGGGCCAAAACAATCTAATTTACGAGTGACTTTACATTTTGTACATTTTTGTGTATTTGTTTCATTAATAATTTCTTCATTATCAGAATCCATTATTTCTTTTATTTCGTGTTCAAAATTTGAATTTTCATTATCTGGATGATCATTATTAATTGGAGTTTGAATAATTTCATTTACTTTTTCTTTAATTATTTCATTTGTTTGCTCTTTAATTATAGCTTTAATTTGATCATTCGTTATTATTTGATTTTGTTCTTTAATAATTTCTTTAATTTGATTTTGGGTTTGATTTTGTTTATCTTCAATTTTTTGTAATAATTCAAATATTTTTTGATTATTTATTACAGCATCAACATTATTAAAATTTGGTAAAGAATGTAATTTTGTTAAATCGCTAATTGTTTCTTGTTTTTCTTTTTCTAATTTTATTCCTTGACTTAAATTTATCGCTGTAGTTGTATTGTTATTATGATCCACTGCATCCGCAACATATTTATCAAATTGTAGAAGAATAGCATTAATATCATTATGCTCAAATACTTCAGTTTGACCCTTGTATATTCTATTTATTTTATGAAACTTAATAAATCTTTTAATATCATCTTCCACTTCTTTCGTAATTGATCTATTAAAACAGTCCCAACATTTAATTACATAGTCATAACCAATTAAGTGTTTATGTGTTGATAAACGTTTATCAATTTTATGTGTAATACCAAATTTATATAAATCTTTTGTAATACATATTAAATATAATACATCTTTATTTTTCCATTGATTTATATCAAAATCATATTTATTTGTTATTAAAGTAGGATTAGTAAATTTAGTTTGTGTTTTATCATTTAAATATTTTTTAACATATTTTTCTAGTTCAACATAATATCTTCTTGCAATACGTCCCATTTCAGTTGGTGCCATCATGCTCATCATTTTAAAACAGTCTACTGATAACATATATGTTTTAGTTGGCGGACTATTTGTAGATTGTTGAATAATTACAGCGTAATCAGTATTTTCTATAAATTTATTACTTACTTTTGTTAAAACTCGGATTGCATTTCTTGGTAACGTATAACCTAACCAATTAAATTCAGTATTTAAATTAATTGGAAATTTAATATTATTATAATCATTTAATATTATTGGTGTGAAATCATCAATAAATTCACTATCTATTTCTTTAAAATTTTCTTTCAATATTTTTTTGCATTCATCAATATTCATTTTGTATCTATATATATTAGTATATTATTATTTCTTTATGTCATTTTAAAAATCAATTTTTTATCGGGATATGAATCATCTAAATAATAATACTCAATTTTGAGTATTATTATTTAGATGATTGTTCTAAGATCATATAATTATTAAATAATAATTATATGATATTCATAATATAAATTATATTATGTCATTTTTGTCCAATTAATAAAATATATTTAGGTCAGTCATGTATAAATTGAGCTGACTAAATTAGTACTCAAATAAGACCATAATAAAAATATTTATTAATAGTAATTTATAAATTAATATAGACGCGGAATTTATCTAGTAAATTCATTTTGCGTCGTTCTAATACGCGGCACAATTGAAAATGACATAAGTTCTTGTATCAATAGCTTAAAAGCATATGGCACATTGACTTTTGAAATTTGCGTATAATTGTTGCATCCTTTACAGATCCAAGTTTCTTTATCAGGCTTCTTTGCCGCAAACTTTCCGCATATGTCACATACATAGACTGAGTATAAGTCACTTGTATCAACTAGCCTCTCTTTCAAGAACTGAGCCATGCCGTGACTAGACATTGCCCAACTTTCCATCTCTCCAAACCTAAGCCCTCCATCTCTCGCTCTCGTTGCTACCAGGTTCATCAATGCATTTCACTCATTGAATCATTACCTCCATATATTCGACATTATAACCTTTTGATTATGGATTATAATATCTTGCATATGGCACCATCGCTGGTGGGACTAGACTTTACCTTAAGCTATCATTAGGTCTTAATCAAGACCTTCAAGCCCACAAACATCAAGTCGTTGAACCTTCTCCATGTTCCATGATTATTGGAATTTAGGAGCTTGGCTGCGGATTGACTGCCATTAAACGTTTTTCCTACAACATGCAGTTAACATGTCCCACTAATATCTTTCAATACTAGCTTAGGAGTTTAATGTTCGCTTATTTAGAATTACTTTCTGAACTAGATAACCACTCTAGATTATCTGCATGATTATTTAACTTATTTCCATCTTTATGACTGACATAATCTTTTCCTTTTGGTTGTGTTACAAAATGCATTGCTACTAATCGATGAACTAAATATGATATTCGATTACCATCATTGGATAATTGAATTCCTAAATAGCCATCGTTATTAGCTTGTTGTTTCATAATCTTCTTATAAGGGACACTATAAACATTTCCTTCTTTATTTATTAAATAATTCTTGAAATCCTTGACTGGTATATAATCAGTTGTGTCTATTACTCCCTCATTTGGATTTACATCCACAAATTTCCATATGAAACCACCACTTTGCTTTAATGTTCCTTTACAGCATTTTGCAATACCACCCGAATCAACACCAGTATCTTTTCCAGCACCTCTAATAGTATCATGTTTCTTGATAACAGTACCTTGTAAATCACATTGATAAACAGCTCGTGTAGTAACAGCTGTTAAACCCGTATCTAATGCATGTTGAGTATTTTCTCCAAGAGTTGTCCACTCGAGATTATCAACAGTATTATGAAGTTTATTACCATCTTTGTGATTCACAATATTCTTCAATGGATCTGTACGCGGTATAAATGCATTCGCAACGAGCTGATGCACTTTGAAGGTCTTATGTACTGATCCAATTGATACTGATTTATATCCTCCACGAATACTACTACATGACATTATTTTTCCAGTTATTAATGATTTTACTTGTCCATCATTAGAAACCATATATTTATCTTCTATTCCGGTTACTGGAAACGGTCTCCATTCGATCGTTTTTGTATTACTTATCGTTTTAGCACTATTTACTAAATTTGTTGTACTTTTCGATTCGCTTTGTTTACTTACGTTACTCATTTTTTATTTTATTATTCTTATAGATGTCAGTCTCTTTCACACAGTTAAAAAATCAATTTTTTTCTAAATAAGCTCCAGTTATTCCCGCACTTTGAATGTGTTGCCCGCATAATCGCAGACTAGCCAAATTTTGTTTTTGACTAAGGCACTGCCAAAGACGCTTTTAGCGTCTAATCCAGGTCCTTCAGGCGGTTGAAGGGTCAGTAATTGTTTCGGTCCTCTTGCTCGGCTATGTATTTTGTCCATGACCAAATGTTTTAATCTCATGTAGTAAGTTGGTCCCATAAAGATCATTGTAGGCATTTTTTTACCATTTATACCACAATACATCTGTTCATAACCATTTTTATCATAACCAGCATCTTCAATCATTTGTTTTATTTCTTCAAAATTTACATCGTTAAATGGTGTTCCATCAACGAAGAATCCATTTATAGCTCCGGCTTTTGCACAAATGCATTCTAATATTTGACCAATAGTCATTCTAGAAGGAATACAATTGTGTGTTACAAAACCGTTTGCAATAAAACTATGATTGTCTGAAATTGTTGTAAAATCATATACAAGTTCACCAGGTATATTAGTAATTGCTTTTATTCTAATAGGTGATATCATTGACGATGAATGATGCATTATACAATCGTTAATTGTTAGATCACTCGCACATACCCAACAATTTTCATTTGTATTTCGATCATTTACCAAAAATTTATGATCTGGTGTACATTTGATTTTACCATTCGTATATGTTTCTATTTGTAATAATTTTTCTGCTTTTCTACTAAAATAATTATAAATTTTAGTTGTTGATATTTTTAATGTTTCACTATCAACTGTCATTACGATATCTTCATTAGTAATGTCTTTAATTTGTTTTTTAGTAATATTATCATCCAATAATATTTCTGTGTCACCTGTTAAACAATTTGGATTGATTATTATATCCGGCTGAATTCCTTCACTCGTAAATGGCATGTCCGCAGACGAGAGAAGAATGCCGACCGTACCTTTTTGTGCCATACGTGATTGGCCAGAGAAAATTGGATAACCATTACGTCTGACATAGATCACACCTAAATTTGTAGGTACCGTACAACAATATACTTTTCCATCATAATCAATCCAACTATCGAGCTGTTTACCGTCTTTAAGATTTTTATTTACTAAGGGTTCATTCTGTGTTTTAATTATCGATAAATGATAAGCATCCGCTGTTGATGTAATTGTTTCATCTTTCTTTTTACAATATACAGCATGACCTGCATCATACCGCTTAATCTTATTACAACTCCATCCAGCATGTAAGCATAATCGTAGCAAATCATCGGCTAATTTCGTGGATGATGTAAAATATCTTGCTGATCCATTTTTAGCAAAACAACCATCTCCTAATAACATTCCTTCTATTAATATTCTACATTGATCTTTATTAAGATCCCATGTCCAATCAGGAAGTGTTTTATTTATTGCACCAACACTAAATGGTTTCATATAAGTAGCAACTTGTACATCATGTAATTGCCATACATTTAATTCGTCGTCACCATGGTAATTTGGTAATTTCTTTAAATTGAAATTAAGTATTTTACCTACTTCATCTAATTTATCTTTGACACGTTGTTTATTTGCCGCGAATGTGATAGATTTTCCATTACAACATCCTTCTGCTATCCAAATACCAAAGAATGATAACCATGCATTAATATCAAGTACCATTTCAGGCCTATCATTATATTCTGGTATAATAAATTTATCCATCGGATTATCTGGTATATAATCGTCAACATTCTTCTTATAACATCTTGCTTTACCATATATTTCTTCCGCTGTATTAATAGTAAAATCAGTTGTTTTATGACGATTACAAGAGTACATCCTATGATTCGGTGTAACACATAGACTTACTTGATTGGATTCTAATAAATACATTTTTCCCTTGTAATCATAACTTTGTAATTCAGTTGGTTTAATATATTTCAATTTATTATCTACTAATGTAGCAACTTTATCTTCAAGAGTTAATTTATCAATTGGTATCCATCCATTAGTAGTAAGAACATCATGATCAGGAGAATAACAACATAATTTATCTCCAATTGTTGGTTTTCTTTCTGATCGTATTCTCATAGAATACATTTCATAACCATCTTGATTATATACACCAGTTTCTACAAGATCAACTATTCCAGGAACAGTTGATTTATATTCTTGACTACTATCTTTGTATGATTTTGTACTTCCTGGGATAGGTACGATTGGACTTACTTTACCGATAATAACATCATGATTATTGACAGTTGTTTCTTCTGGTACAACTCCCTTCTCATTTAATTTATCATAATTCATACTCTTCATACCAATTGTTTTATTCCGATCTGGTTTCATGAATACATCATCTTGTGAAGTTGATTGATTCTTTTGAACAGAATCATCATATTTCTTTAATGATGTAGATCTGAATAATCCTCTTTCAACAGCTGTTTTATTTAATATAATAGAATCCTCTTGACCATATCCAGAATAACATGCAATTGCTACAACAATATTTTCTCCGGCAGGAAGATCAAGTGTATTAAGATATTTCATACATCTTGTATGAACTAATGGCACTTGTGGATTGTATAACAAATAACTGATATCAATTCTAATTCGATGATTTGTTGCATAAATACCCATAGATTGCCTAGCTTGGTTAAAATTATAAATATTTCTTGGGGATTGGTTATGATCACAAAAAGGAATATTAGCAGCTACTGAGCCAAGCATCATAGACGGATGAAGTTCACAATGAGTATATTTAACATAAACATCTTGATATCTATTTGGTATTTTAAGATAATCTTTTGCGGTATCAAGGGGAACTGGAATTTTCATTTTCTCTTTTTGTTCAACTATATTTTTACAATACATTGCTATCATAGTTCCTTCGCTTTCTTCAATATCAATATAATCTACAACATCAGGATAAGTATGTATTAAATCATTCCAAGTTGTTATTTTTGAAGATTCTGTATTACTTGTATCTAATGAAATTTCATTAATAATTTTCTTTTTAATAACAAGATTATTATCTTTAACATTTAATAACGGACGATATATACGACCTCCATCAGTATTAATACGAATTTCGTTTAATGTCATGTCCATTACAATTGATACAGTTTTATCAATTTCATTATGTCTTTTCTTATTTCTTAAAAATTCAACTAATTCTAATGGTTCTTTTATTAATCCCATCCATTCACCATTTAAAAATAATTTTGTGTATATTGAATAAAATGATGCATCAATATCTTCCAAATTTATTATTTTTCCATCAATAAGATTTTTAATAATATAAACTTGGTTCTCTAAAAATAATGTTATATTTGCCATCATTGCTAATGATTTTATTAATCCAATTTTATGGCCTTCTGGAGTCTCAACGAGACACAAATATCCGTATTGAACATTGTTTACGTGTCTTATACTTACTACTTTATTTGTAGAAGAGTCCATTGTTGGAGTAATAATTCTTCTCAAATATGATATTGTTTGTAAGAAAGATAAACGTTGAAGTGGTTGAGATACACCTTTTTTGTTTCTGGATCCTCCCCACATTCCAGTCATAAGTCCTTGACGTATTCCTTGTTCAATTGTATTTGGTTTAATTTGATTAATTATATTTGTTGGATTTGAATCAATATTATTTTTATGTCTAAAAAATTTTGTACAATCATTTAACATTTTTTTATAATATTGTTTGAATAATGCACCAAGAAGAACTCCAGGCGTATCTATTCGTTTATTAATATAATCATCTCGATCATCTGGTTCAATTCTTCCAAGATATGTTGATAATAGTTTATTTACCATTAATCCAATGAAATAACCCTTTGTAATAATATTAGTTCCCATATGTGGTAATATATCTTGAGTCATCATCTTATTCAAATGAATTTTTTTTTGTTGGATAATCAAATCTTTATCAGTTGTATTATATTTTTTATTTAATTTTATTTGTGTTGTTAAATAATTTATTGCATCATCTTGGGTTTTTATTAATTGGTTAATATCTGATTGTGGTTTTGCAGTATCAGGTAGTGATTTTTGTGCAGAATAACGCAATATATTTATTATTTCATCATCAGTTATATCATATGCAATATTTTTATAAATTTCTTTGTCTGTGACAATTCCGAATGCCCTCATAAAAATAAATAATGGTACATCTTTAAAATGTGGAGTACTGACAACAATTGAATTGTCTTTTTTTATTTTCATCGAAAATATTTGAATATTTCCAATAGCATCATTTGCTTTCGAATTTATTTGACACATATATTGTAAATCATTCTCAAATCCAGGTTCTTTTTTCGTAAATACAAATATTTTATTTTCACACATTCTTTCTAATGATAATACAACTTTTTCATTTCCATTTATAATGAAATAACCACCTGGATCATATATACATTCAGTATTTTTTTCTCCTTTTTTAAGTTGTGTCGTACAATATTTTGATCTGATCATAATAGGTATTCTTGCAATAGGAACTTCTTTTTCAATATTTCCTACAATATTTTCTATTTTTGTATCAGTTGCAATATCAATTACTTCTTGTACTTGTTTGACTGTCGCGATTAATTTTGATTGATATGTTAAATTTTTTCTGCGCGCATCTTCCGGCCACATAATTTCATCATCTTGTTCAATCATTGGTGGACGTAACGCAATATCTTCAAATACAAATTTATATCTGAAAATTTTACTATCTGTGTAACTTTCAAAAAATACATTGGTTCCTTGTGTAAGTTCCTTTTGTATAATTACCTCAATGAAATACTGAAATGAATCATATAAATGTCGATATGCAGCAAATTCCTCATTAAAGTACAAATCAATTAATGGCAATAAATCATTATTTTGTATTTCCATGTATAGTGGTTGGTCTATAGTATATTATTATATTATTTTTTTCTTTATGTATTATCATTAAATAATTAACATTTAAATAATCAATTTTTTTGAGGTATTTGATTCATGAAATACTTCAAAAAAATTGATTATTTAAATAAATTTATGAAAATAATATCACATTTTTATTATTTTTATTAAATAATAAAAATTATTCGTCTTTAATATTATCTTCATTTTCAGACGATTCTTCATCAGTATATTTTAATATATCGTCGTCATTATCATTCGAAATCATTTTTGTAATATCTGGTATCATACCATTAATATTTTTAAGTAAATTTTCAATCATATTTTCATTCGAATTTTCATTAATATTATTAGATAAATCAGATAATACAAAATTATTTGTAATTTTCATAATGTTATTTTTAACTTGTTTAATAATATCATTAAATAATATATTTATTCCATTTATAAAATCATTGAATAAATCAAATATTTTTTTAAAAAACTTGAATTTATACAAATAATTAATAAATAAATAAACAGATTTAATAATTTTTTCAATGATATATAATAGCATCATTATTATTTTAACAGTTTTATTCGTCTCAGAATAATTTACAATTATTTCTTTATTTGTTTTATATAATTTGTACAACATATATGGAAGTGAAATAAACACGCTGTATAATCCATATTTATGAATTATAATTATTGATAGTAAAAATACAAAAAAATTCATTCTTTATTATTTATTAAATTGTTTTATTCTTAAGTATTTTTAATATAAACTTCTTTTACAAAAACCGCATTTTGTGCATCCATATTTCATACATCCATTATTATACTCATTATCTCTATCATATACTTCAATAAAATTATGATCATCACACGAATTATGTATACTATCTTTTATTTCATCAAATTTTTCATTTAATTGTTTTTTAATATTTTTTTGTTTTTCAATTTCTATTTCAAGTAATTCATGCATTTGATATATTTCTTCTTTACTTATTTCTTCATATATTATATTATGTGTAGAATCAAATATTATACTATCAATTCCTTCTAATATATTTATTGTTTTTTGATGTTCATTAAATTCTTCATCCGCAATATTATTTATGATAGATTGAATATTATAGGATTGTTCCATTTTATTATTATTATGATAATAACCTTTATGTATTTTCAAAAAATTGTGATTATTCGTTAACTCATTTAAATCAAAAATATTTTAAATAAAATATTATGATTATTCGTCAACTCATTTAATCAAAAAATTGATATTTAAATACATTAAATAATTATCCATTAGACTTAATATATTATAAAAATGAGCTACACATTAGATATAGTATTAAAAGATATTAAACCATCCTGGATGGAATTTTTTAATAAACCAGACATCAATGATTTATTATTAAATACATTAAAAAAAATTAATCAAGATGAAGCGGATGGAATAACAATTTATCCAACACCAAATTTAGTTTTTCATGCTTTAAAATATTTTGATGTTTTAGAAACAAAAGCAGTTTTAATTGGTCAAGATCCGTATATATTTTATGAATATGTGAATGGAGTTAAAATTCCACAAGCAACTGGATTATCATTTTCTATTCCGAGTTGTATTAAAAAAATACCTCCATCATTAGTAAATATTTTTAAAGAATTAAAAAATTCAATTCCGGAATTTGAAGATCCAATAAATGGTGATCTTACTGTTTGGACCAAAGAAGAAAAAATATTATTACTGAATAGTTATTTAACTGTACAAGAAAAAAAATCAAATTCTCATAAACAATATTGGGACGAATTTTCTGATTATTTAATTAAATTTATTCAAGATAAATGTCAATCAACTGTTTTTATTTTACTCGGATTAGAAGCGTTTAAAAAAGTTGGATTTTGGCCGGCTAATCGTGGAACGTCTCCAAAAGAATTAAAACCAAAAATTGTTGATGATAAAAAACATAAAATATTTTATGCAGGACATCCATCTCCAGCAAATACTCGTGGAGATTTTAATGGAAGTAATGTATTTAAACAAGTAAATGATTATTTTGATAGTAAATCACAATTACATATTAACTGGCATTTAGTGAATCGAGATAACCATAAACCAATCATCAAAAAACAACAAAATCAATCGAATAATCAAGGTATTTTCGCAATGATTAATAAAATCCCACAATCTCCAAAAAAAATAGCAACAAAATCGAAAAAAGTTGCTAAAGTTATAAAAGAAACAAATAATGATGAATAATATAATCATAAAAAAATTGAAATTTATTTATTTATAATAATTAATTTATACTAATTATTAAAACTACTTAAAGACAAGAATATATTTTAAATTGCTTAAGTGACTTTATGAATTTTAACATTCAAGACATACTTGATACCAATACATCTGATGATATTTCAGATGAAACATTATGGTCAATTTTGGAAAAAATTGATTCTCCAATAAAACAATCAAAAATCAAAAAAGGTAATTATTGCAAATCATGTGGATCAAATGAAATAAATGAAGAAAATGTGTGTTGTAAATGTGGTGTTGTAAATGGTAATTTTATTGATAGAAGTCCAGAATGGAATAATTATGATGATGATGATGAGGAAGTAAATCGTTGCGGGGTTGCAACTAGTTCATTCTTTCCAATATCTTCATTGGGGACAAAAATATGTGGAAGTGGATTTAGTAATATTGAACGAATACATAATTGGGATCAAATGCCATATAAAGAACGAGCACTTTATAATGTATTAAAAACCATTGAAAATAAAGGATATGAATATGGAATAACAAAATCTATTATTGACAGTGCAAAAATTGTTTATAAAAATATTATTAATAATACACTCCATAATAGAGAACAACCACATATAAAACCAGGTATTATTCGTGGATGCAATAGAAGAGGAATAATTGCAGCATGTATTTTTTTAGGAGCAAATATACAAAAAAAACACATGAGTCCAAAAGAAATAGCAGAAATATTTGGACTTCCAATCGAACTAGTTGTCAAAGGTATTAATAATTTACAAAAAATAATTGGAGAAGATATTAACATATATAATATTACATCTAGTAAGCCATCTGATTTTATTAATAGATTTAGTAAAAAATTAAAATTAGCAAATGACGAAATTGAATTAGCAATGAAAATTACAAAAAATATAGAAAAATTAGATATTGCATCAGAACATCAACCACAATCAATTGGAGCCGGAGTTATATTACTTGTAGCTGAAATTAAAAAAATTAGTACATCAATTATTAATAAAAAGATAATATCTAATTTATTTGGAATATCTGAAGTAACAATTAATAAAACATATAATAAAATTAAAAAATTTAAATTATATATAATAGATGATGAAATAACAGATTATTTATATAAAAAAAAGAATGAAAAACTAATACAATTGAAAACTAATACAGAAACTAATACAGGCACTAATACAGACACTAATACAGACACTAATACAGAAACTAATACAGAAATGAATATAGACACTAATATAGAAACTAAAACAGAAATAAACCCAATAAATAAAGTATGTATATCAACAAAGAAAGTAAATAATGATAATACTAAAATATTATTAAATCAGTTTATTGATGAAACTATTATTAAAACTAATAATAATGAGGATTATATATCATTTTCACTATTGAATTATAAATTTGATAAATGGTTTATTAATAATAATTATAAAAATATATATGAGAAACCATCTAAAATGTCAATTCGCAAAATTATGATCACATTATTTGATAAAAATGGAAATGGATATCGATGTATTAAATTTTTATAATTAGTTTAGATTTTAAAAAAATTAACATATTATAATATATATCATATAACAAATGTCGAATAATGCTGAAGATAAAAAACGTACTTTTAAATTCAAACTTGATGGAGAGACTGAAACTATTGGTAGATATAAAGGGGCAAGTCCAGTCCAAGCTGCCAAAAAAGGAATATCAAAATATTTTCAACGATTAACTGCGGATGATAAAAAAACACCATCTGGTTTTGTTAATTTTGAAATGGTCGAATCAACACGTGGATCAAAAGGAAAAATTAGTAGATTCCGAGGAAAACGAGTTAAATTAGACAAGCCAGTAACATATCAAATTGGTGGAGGAACAACGATTACAAAAGAATATGAATATATTGTTGAAAGCCGTGAATAAAAATTAATTATTTTATAAAATAATTAATTTTTTGATATTATATTATATATAGATGGTTGGTGTAAATGATTTTTCTATTAAACAAATATTACTATTGGGTATTACTTTAATTGGTGCATTAGAAGGATTTTCAGAAGCACCACGTATATTAGATAATTTATTATCATTTCAGATTTGTAATATCAAAATTATGAAATGGATTATATTTTTTTCAATAATATATCAATATGGTTCGGGACGACATTTTAAAATATCATTATTTATTGTAATAGCATTATTTATTATTTGTAGATTATTAAGTTATTTTGATACCGAAGTAGATGGAGCATATGATGAAGATAAAGTAATAAAAAATACAGACAAAAAATAAAATAATTATAATATATAATTATTTTATAACATAATTATATATGTTTGGATTTGAAAATTTTACACAAAAACAAATAATAGTTTCTATAGCGACATTACTTGGTGCATTTGGAGGATTTCCTGAAGCTCCAAAATTATTTAATAAAATAGCAAAATTTGAAATTTGTAAAATTCAAATAATAAGATGGTTTTTAGTATTTGCATTAGTTTACCAAGGTGGTTCTGGACAAAATATTAAATTAGCATTATTAATAACAATTAGTGCACTGATAATATATATATTATTGCAAAAATATGAAAAAAAAACAAATAAAAATAATTTAATTTCTCAATAATATAATAATTATATTATGGAAGAAATAAATGAAAACGAAGAAGATGAAATTATACCAAATTTATGGATTGGTGGAATTGAATCGGCTAAAAATATAAATTTTTTTAAACAAAAAAATATTAAATATGTTATAAATCTTACTAGTGAAATTCCTAATTATTTTACAAATATTACTTATCTAAATATTCCTATCACAGTTAATCAATTAGATATTTCAGAATCAGAAACAAAATCAAAATCAATATTTGATATTACAAATAAATTTATATTACATGCTCTAAAAGAAAATAGTGGGATATTAGTTCATTGTAGATCAGGACATAATCGTGCTGCAAGTATTATTGCTGCATTTCTTATGAAATATTTAAATATGGATCAAGAGAGTGTAACTCAATATATAAAATCAATACGACCATTAGTATTTAATAAAAAACAGTAATATTTACATTTTTATTATAAATATATTTATAATAAATTTGTTATTCATTGATAATATCATCATATTCATTATTTATTAATTTATCATAAAAAATATTTAATTCACTAATTTTTTCACTATATCTACTGTCATTTCTATGATATTGTTCTTTATTTTCATCAAACCATTTTAATATATTAATTATATATTGTTTTAATTTTAATAATTGTATTGTACTCATTGGAATATTTTTAGCATCAATTTCGTCCAATATCATCATACATTTTTTATTAAGAATACCTCTGGCACTATTATTTTCATTCATTTCATCTTTATTATCTTTTAATATTTTATTAACAATTAAATTTATTTCATTATTTTTATTTTTATATTCATCGATTGTAATATGTTTTGTTACATCCATCCAGATAAATATATTTTTAATATATTCTGATATATTATTATAATTATTACTAATAATTGAGTTTTTATTAATATCAATATATTTTAATACTCTATTACCTGTTAAATATACATCTTTTCTTTCTTGCATATTTGGATCATCTTCATTTAATTTAATATTATCTATTGGATTTGTAAAATATTTTGATAAATTTTCTGTCTCAATCGATACGATTTCTTGTTGTTCGTCATTAATATCTGTTTGTTGATCATTATATATATTAGCGGATTTAATTGTGTTTGGAGTTTCAGTTTCTGTTGTTGTAAATTGCATAACAAATTGTTCATATTTTTTTTTCAAAATTCTGATTTTATTATATAATTCTTTTGTTATATTTTGATAATCATTACATCTTTCATCTTGTGTATTATTAAAATCATATTCTAAAATTTCTTTTTGTTCATCTTGCTCTTTTGAATTTTTAAATAAACAAAGAGATTTTTTATATTTTTTAATAATATTCTCAATTATTTCATCATATTTTAATAAATTTTTATTCATTTCATTTTTATCTTCAACAATTAATTTATTTGCAATATTTAAATTAATATTAAAATAAATCATATCATATAAAAATTTATATTCATAATATAGATCAACTATTTTTTGTTTTAAATCATCCTCAAATTCATTATTTTTAGCTTCAATAATTAATTTATCGATTTCATCTTTTGATAATTTTATTTTATTATCTGATATTGTTATCATTTTTGATATATTTTTTTTCTTATCATATGCTTCTACACTAATTATACCATTTATATCAACTCTAAATGTAATAATTATCACTGGGATTCCTTTTTTTTCATTTTCAATATTTTCTAATGTAAATGTTGCAATATGATAATTATCTTTTACAAAAGGTCGTTCTCCTTCATATATTTTAATTGTAACTTCGTCTTGATTATCAGTTTCTGTCGTAAATTTTTTATTTTTAGTTGTTGGTATTGGTGTATTTCTAGGTATTATTGTTACCATTTTTCCATCAAATGTTTCAATACCAAGTGATAATGGAATAACATCTAATAATGTTAATCCATCACAAAATGGATCATCTGAATTAGATAACATATAAGCTTGTAATGCAGCACCAGCCGCAACAGCATTAATTGGATCAACAGTCATACAGGGAGGTTTATTAAAATAATTATGAATAATAAATTGTATTTTAGGAATTTTAATCGACCCGCCAACTAAAATAATTTCATCAATATCTGATGTATTTGAATCTGTCATATACATAATATCATCAATTGGTTTTAATGCTTCAATAAATAAATCTTCTGATATTTTTTCAAAAATATCTTTTGTCAATATACAATTTAAATCCAGAATAATATTATTTTTAGTATCAACATAAAAATCTTTAATATTTAATATGACTTCCATTTTAGTAGAAAGTAAAATTTTTGCTTTTTCGGAAATTGATCTTAATTTTTGTAATGAATTTTCATAATATTTACTATTAATTTCAATATCACTATTATTTTCAATAAATTTTTCTAATAAATATTCTTGTATTATTTTATCAAAATCTTCTCCTCCTAAATGAGTATTACCAGTTGTTGCGATAACTTGTATTATACCATCATCAATATTAAGCATAGATACATCTAATGTTCCACCTCCAAAGTCATATACTATAACATTTAATGGTTTTTCTCGATGTGTTAATCCATATGCTAAAGCCACCGCAGTTGGTTCATTAATCATTCTCACACAATCTAATCCTGCAATTAATGCAGCATCTTTAGTTGCTTGTCTTTGTGAATCATTAAAATAAGCTGGTATTGTAATAACCGCTTTTGTCACAGGATTATTCAAATATGTTTGAGCTATATTTTTAATTTTTGATAATATTTTTGCAGATATTTCAGATGGAAGATATGTTTTTTTATTTCCATATTCAGTATTAATAATAATATCATCATTATCATTACCAGTTATTTTATATGTATAATAATCTATATCATCTTGCACAATTTTATCACTAAATTTTCTTCCAATTAATCTTTTTACATCATAAATTGTATTTTTGGGATTTTTTTCTATTTGGACTTTTGCATCATAACCAGTTAAAATTCCTTTATTATCAAATGCAACTATACTTGGTATTGCTTTTCTTCCTGCATTGTCAGAAATAATCTCTAAACTATGATTTCTCCAAATAGATGCAATACTTTTTGTTGTTCCTAAATCAATACCAATAATTATTTGATTATCCATTAATAATTTACTTGTTTTTTAAAAATATAATATCTAACGAATTCATATTAAATATAATTACTAATAATTATATTTAATTACTTTATATTTTATCATTACCATTATTATTATTGTCATCATTATTATCATTTTTTGATGTAATTGCGCATAAATATGCAACAATTGGTCCAAGTTTTTCCATCACAATTTTTTTTTGTTTATAATAATCTCTCATTTCTTGTATTTTTTCATCAATATCACCAATCATTGAATAACTATTATATTCAATCCTGTCTAAAATTTCACTAATATTAAAAATAAATTGATTACATTCATACAATGAATATAAAAGAGCTTTGCTATTATCAAAATCTATAATATTTTGTTCATTTTTTTCATTTTCTAACAAAGTAATTAATCTATTGTAACCAATTAAAATATCTTGTATATCATTTTTTTGATTTTTTAAAATTATTATTAATTTTTCGTAATTCATATAATATTTTAAATATCATATAATCTTAAGTATGTTTATTCTTCATCAAATATTCCTCCATCTATTAATTCTTTAACAATTTTATTATGTTGATCTTCATCTTTAGTTTTTTGATTTAAAAGTTGTATATAATAATCATTTACTTCACTCTTTAAATTATCAAAATCTTTTGTTTCATTGCCATTTTCTGGAAGTTTATATATTTTTTCGTTTCGATACAAAAAAAGATCTTTATATTTTTCTCTTTGTTCTTCACAATAAATTTTGTTCTTTTCTTCATCTAAATATTCTCTTTCTTCTGATATTTTATTAATTTTTTCATTTAATACATTTGGATCCATTTTATTATCTAATTTAATTTTTAGATCATCTTGTGTTTTAACTATTAAAGGAAGTTCTTTATCATACACAATTGGTTTATATCTTTTATTTGTCATTTCATATTTTGTGTTTTTTCTTTGTAAATCTAATGCACCTAAATTAATTTCAACATCTGGATTATATTTAAGTGATTGGTAATTTGATCTTTCTTGCATATTTCGATGCATTTGAATACTTTTAATATCTGAAATATTTTTTTCATTTTCAGGAATATTCATATATCTACCATCATTTACTTTTTTTTTTATTTTATTTTGTACAATTTTTTTTGAATTCATCATATTAGTAATTATTATTTAATTCTATACAAATAAACAAATATATTGTAATTATATAGATGATTAAAAAATATAAAATAAATTATAAATATTCATCTGAAGCCGGTGGATATCCAACGCATGAACAACCAACCGTATCTCATGCATTCAGTAATTATAGACGAAATACACTTGCGATAACACCACAACATAGAATGCCATCATTAACAAGACAATCTCCTGCTACAGGACCAGCTCCATCTCCATATCATAATATAGAACCAACACAATTTCCAAGACCTGCACAATCTCCTGCTACAGGACCAGCTCCATCTCCATATCATAATATAGAACCAACACAATTTCCAAGACCTGCACAATCTCCTGCTATCAGACCGGTTCCATCTTATGCTATCAGACCAGCACAATCTCCTGTTACCGGACCAGCACCAGCTCCAGCTCCAGCTCCATCTCCATCTCAGAATATAGAACCAACACATGAACCATCGACAGAACGACCTAGTTATGGATGTAATTATTACGACGATCGAGAAAAAATATTTAAATATTTCCCAAAAGAAATGAAATGTATTTGTAAATATACTCTGCCAAATAACAATACCAGAGATTTTTTTAATAATCAACACGATTTAATACGAGACGTATTCCAGATACCGATTGAGATTTCTCTGTTTCATATGACATTTTTAGAATTATATATAAATTTAGATTTCATTCAAAAAGATAAATGTAATACATGGCAACGTTATTCGCAAAATGCAATTCGTGATATTATATATAAATATATTAGTACAAGTAATAATAATATTTTATTAAATGCAAATTTACGAAATCCATATACTGTGAGATATACTCCTAACCGAATATTTATAATTAAAAATTTCACGATTAGTAATTGTTATTTAGAATTATTTAAATCTATTCAAAATGATATTATAAAAAAATTATTTGGAGACGTATTTTTTTTAGAAACTACAGAAAGAGGTTATGTTAATTATAATATATATTGTGATGCAGACAATCATAAATTATTTATGATTAATGCAGCATATGATTATGATAGATTATCTACATATTATAAATATGAAAATATTCAAATGCATATAACTATTGCCACAATAATGAACGATGCACAAAATCAAAACATACAAAAGGTATTTTACGACGCGTATGCTTTACCAGATACAGAAAATTATAATTTTAAACAATATATATTAGATTTATTTAAGCGAGACTTTGACATACCTTATTTTGATAGTATACTATTAAATCAGTTTATGCTTGAAATAAATATAAATCCATTAATTAAATAATACGTTTTATTTGATATAAAAAGATAAATATTAATATTATTACACATGTGTGAAAAAAATTTATATCAAATATTACAAATAAATATTAATGCAAATAGTGATGAAATAAATAAATCATATCGAAAATTAGCATTAAAATATCATCCAGATAAGTGTCAAGATGAATCTTTGAAAGATTCATATACTGCAAAATTTAGAGATATACAGTTTGCATATGAAATATTAAAAGATACTGAAAAAAGACAACATTATGATAAATTAAATTTAAATGATCAAATGAATTATTATAATTCATTTATTGAAATATTTTCATTATTTCCAAATTATACAAATATTATAAGTAAAGTTATTCAAATTTTTTATTCAAATAATAATGATTTTAAAAATGATATTAGTAATTTGAATTTTATTAATATTAAAGATAGAATAATAAATAAAATTAATCATATTGATGTCTTAGATTTTGTTGATAATATTTCTTGTCTGATAAATAATAAAGATTCTCTAATACAAAAATTACTTAATGTTAATAAAAATAATAATACTGATTTATTAATACCAACAAATAATACAGAAATTAATACAAATATTAATGAACAAAATAAATTAATTGATAGCGAATATGATGAATCCGAAACTAAAATAACAGTATATGAAAATAAATCTAAATCTCCGTTTGAAATAACAGAATCAAACACAATCGATAACTGTCAAAAAGAAAATAAAGATTTAGATATATTTGGAGAATTTATGGTTACTCTTAAAGAAATTTATAATAAAAAATTAAAAGAATTAACTGTTTCTCAAGACAGATTATGTGAAGATAATTCTCATATAATAAGTCAATTAAAAAAATTATATATTCCGTTAAATGAAAAGTTGCTTATATTTAGAGGAGAAGGTGACCAAGATCCAATTACTAAAAAAATTGGTAATTTAATTATTAAAATTAAACATCAAAAACATGACCAATTTGTTGGATTAAATGATTATGATTTGTTGATTGATCAAAACATATCATTGTATGAATATATATATGGATTTGAATTATCTTTTTTACACTTAGATGGAAATGTTATTAAAATTCAATGTGATACTCCAATTTATTCATTACATCATGTAAATGGAAAACAATTATATATTATTAAAGATAAAGGATTACCTAAATCAATGAAATCTGATGAAAGAGGTGATTTATATATTAATATAAATATTAAGGTACCAAATGATTGTAAAAAAATACTTTATACTTACTTCCCTCCAATAAATGGAGGATAAAAATATATTAAATTTTAAATTTTAATCTTAATTATTTATAAAGATAATTAAAATTATGGATTTTGATATTATTAAAAATATATATCCATTTTTAACAAAAGAAACAAAAGAATATTATATTTTTATGTTGGCATTTATTCAAAAATATAATTTTCCTTTAATTGATTTTAATGATTTTATTCAAAAAGAATTATTATTAGATACACAAATCCCAAAAATTAATATTAAAAAAATAATTAAAAATACAATTCATTTAAAAAAAGAAAATATAAATACAACAAATCCTTTTATTTTTAATATTTTTAAAAAATTATATATAGAAGATTCTGATGAATTAAATAAAATATTATCATCTTTAATAAATCAAAATAATATCAATATGTTGGTGACATCAATAAGTACGAATAATATTGAATTATTTCATCATACGTATGATATTATTAATATGTCAACAGACTCGTTTTTTTCCAATATTATTTATAATTTTAAATATTCTGAACATTTTAAAAAATTTATTCCAGAAATTTTAAAAAATTTGCATGATTTATATCATAACGATAAGATTGCAATTGATATGTATAATAGTAGATTTATGTCTAGTAATATTTATCATGATATTGAGAAAAATGTTAAATTTTTACATAATATTAAATATGATAATATCGATCTAAATATATTTTCAAATGATGATAATATTGATGAATACATATATTATTTGACTGCAATTAAATTTATGACAAATTATTTCAATATTAAAATAAATGTTGACTGCAAATTATGGTTGACAAATGAAAAAAAAAATATAAATTTTTCATGTTCTTCATATAAATGTGATACAAATCATCCACAATATGGAATAACATCGAATAATATTAATTCAGGAATGACGATTGTATCAGAAAATGTTAGTGTATGGAGAAAAGAAGAAGTAATTAAAGTAATATTTCACGAACTTATACATTATTTTTGTTTCGATTGTAAAGATAATTTGGAAAATTATGCTAATAAATTAAGAAAAATTTACAAATTAGAACCAAATAATAATATTATTATTAATGAAGCATATACAGATTTTTTGGCGATATTATTTACTTCTATTTTTTATTCTGCAATTGTTGCAGATAAAACTAATATTAATATTAATAATATTTTTGATATTATTTTAAATATTGAAATTTACTTTACAATGTTTCAGGTTTCTAAAATATTAGCGATAAATAATATTAATAATATTGAAAAATTAAAAAGAAACACTACAAATGATATTGCGGATATTAATAAAAATCTTAATATTTTTTCATATTATATTATTAAAAGTTCGTTACTATTTAACATAAATAATATGATTGTATTTATGAAAAACAATAATTCAAATAAAAATAAATATTTCAAATTGACTGTAAATAAAACAGTTATTGATGATTATTTTAATATTATTTTAGAATCACTCGAAAATAAAAAATTTAAAAATACCGTAAATATTGGTATTAATTATATCACTACACATGATTATAAAAAAATAATGAACACATTTAGAATGACATCATTCGAATTTGATTATAAAAAAATTATTTAATTTTAAATTACTTATTTAGTAATTTAAAATATTAATTAAATGATAAAATAATTATTTACTGAGCTGGAGTACTTGCTTTCTTTGCTCTAGGTGTTTTCTTTGGAGCTTCTTCAGTTACAGGTACTACTGGTGCTGCTGGAGTAACTTCAGTATTGTTTTGTTTGTCATAAACTTTCTTGATCATTGTTTGCATTGTTTTAAATCCAATAACTTCTCCTTTTTTAATATCAAAAAGTTTTATTAGTTTCTCATCAGGAATAATGATACGTTTATCTTTGGGATCTTGAAGATTATGATCATTAATATAGTTATAAATTTTTCCAGTTATCGTTGGTCTGGGACAAACAAAATTTTTGGGAAGACCAAGAAATTCACACATAGTATCTGGAACAAGAGATGGTTTATTAAAACCAGATTGAGATTGTTTTTTTTCTGCACCTTCTTGTTTTGGTTTCTTTTTACCACGTGTTTTCATTTCACTTGTATGAACTTTTGCAAGTATTTTAAGTTGTTCACTAATAATAGTTCTTGATGCTTTTACAGATTCATATTGTTTGTCTAATTCACTCTTGATTGATAGAAGTTGAACACCAAATTCTGGTAGAACGGATGGTTCTGCTTTGGTTTGTTCTACATGGGTATCTTCGGAAACTTTTTCAACTTCTGGTTTTGTTGCGGTTGTTTTTGCTTTTGGTTGGCTTGACATATTATCTATTATACTTACTTGTGTTGCTATCTCTTTAAATTGTTTTAGTAATATATAACTTCTTTATGTCCACAGAGTTAATAAATCAATTTTTTTGGATTTTTTAATAATCAATAAATTCAAAAAATGACAATTAGATGAATATTTGATAAAAATGAAGGATATTACAATTTTATTAGTTATGAATAGATTGATGTAAAAATGAAAATATATAGAATTTATTAAATTTAATTTAATATGCGTTTCGATTTTTTTATTAAATATCTTATTTAATAAAAGATATAAAGACATACACAATTATAATGTTAATAGATATGTCAGATATTAATATTAGTCATATTTCGGATGGTAATATATCATCAATTGGAAAAACATTATTAGATGAACTAATTTTATTTTATAATAATGATTCGATAGATAATATTAATCAAATTTTACCAATTATCTCAAGTACTTCAAAAATTTCATTGCGTGAATTAGATTTTTTTGTTACAAATTATGCAAAATCACATAATGTAATTTATAATATTCAATCCGGAACGAAAAAAGATCAATTTAATGTTTATTCAAGTTATAAAAATCAATTACATGGTTATAAAAAAAAATATTTTGATCCATTTTGTAGAGGTGATAGAATTTTATTTCAATTTTATTCTTGTCCAATAGATAAATTAAAACAAGATCAAAAAATAAAACAAATTATTAAAAATATAGAATCAAAACCTATTCAAAAAATAGAAAAACAACAACAAATACAACAATTTATGGAAATTATTAATGATATTAAAAAAGATATTAGTTATAAAGAAAGATTAAATGATATTAAAAATAAATTATCAGTTTTTACATCTAAACAAGATGATATTAAATTATTATTACCTGAAATGAAATGTATATTAACAACTATTGGACAATTAAATTTTTTTAAATGGGCAATAACAAACAATGTAATTACATTTGTTGAACAAGATCAAAATTTAAAAAATATTAATACAGAAATGACACTTATAAATAAGAATAGAAAACAAAAAAAACAAACAGAAACATATCGTAAAACTATTAATTTACCAAGTAAAACAAAATTAGTTATTAATGCCACAAGTTCAATTGTTAAAAATAATCAAAAAGTAATAATAGATTTCAATTTTTAATTTATAATAATTTTTATTTAAAATTATTATAATAATTTAGTTGATTATTCATCCGATGAACTATCAATTGAATCTAAATCTTTTCTTAATTTATGGGGATATTCACTTGTTACAAATAAATTATCATCTGTTTCTTCGTGTATTTTTTCTTCAGATAATTTATCATTAGTTTCTGAAACTTCTTTTTTTTCTTCAATTAATTGTTGCTTTATAATTTGAGGTTCGATTTGTTTTTCTGAATATTTTTCTGATTGTTTTTCTGAATATTTTTCTGATTGTTTTTCTGTTTTTGGTGAATTATCACCATCATGTATTTCCATACTTAAAGCACATGAATTAACAAATTTATAATTATTTAATTCTATATTTTTCTTTATATTTCGTGTTGGCATTACTTCTGTCATTATCATTTGATCATAACCGTCACTATCTTCAACGAATGATATTTCACTTGTATTTAATACTTGTTTTATTCTATGTTGATCTATTAATATTGGTTTGAATAATATACCTGCTTCATTATTTCTTGTCCATACCATGATACCTTCTAAAATCATTTTAATATATGAATTTTCTTGAATTTCATCAACATTAATTGATTTCCCTTCTTCTGTTATTCTTGTATCTTTCCAAATTTTAATTTTAATAAAATTATCTGAAGGAGTCGGAATTTCTTTTTCATTCTGATGTATTATAGTTTCATAACCAATATCTTCACCATTATTAAAATCATCTATATTACTACCAATATGTGTTGCAACAATATTATCGACATCATTTAAAAAAGTAATAAATTTACTTATTTTGTCCATATCTGGTCCAATCAATTGTAATTCCAATTGACTATATTGACCACGATTTACTGGTTTTAATTTATTATATAATTCTGGTGTTTGAAAAAGAAATCGTTGTTTTCCTTTAACTGCATCATTATAAAATACTTCTGATGTTTTAATAGTTCCTTCAGATGCTGATTTTATTTTTTCAAATCCTAATTTTTTACATTGTATTTGTTTTATTGTATACGGTTTTTGTTGAGATTTCATAATATAAATATATTAATATGTATACTAATTTTTTAAATTATAAACGAATTAAATAATTTATTTATAATTTAAAAAATAATAAAATAATGTTCACTTACTTTTTAGGTGCTCGTTTAGGTCTTGGTGGAGTCACTTGTTCTGGTTCTGGCTCTGGCTCTGGTTTTGGTTTTTGAATTGATTTTTTAGGAGGTGGAGGTGGAGGTGGAGCTTCTTCTTCCTCTTCTTCATCTTCTTCCTCTTCTTCCTCTTCTTCATCTTCGGCTTCATCTTCAGGTTCAGGTTCAGGCACAGGTTCTGGTTGTTTTTTCACTTGAACTGGTTTTACTACTTCTGGTTGTTCATCTTCTTCTTCATCATCAATAAATGCATCTTCATTCTTGTAATCAATACCTTGAGATCCAACAGTTGATAAATCCGATGCAACTTGGACAACTTTAAATGCAATACCATATTCTTTATTTCGTTTCTTTGGATCTTTGCGAAGGTCTGCCCATAATCTACTTACGATTAATACAACTTGAATTGTTGATTTGAATTTGACATATTTTGCAATTGCTTCATCTGTTGCGGTATCTTCAGTTGGAAGAGCCGTGCGAATTTTTTTACCAGATGCATCAACACTTACTAGATATACTTTTGTTACCATTTTCCCATTTTTATCAATCCATAATTTTGGTTTGATACTATCTGGACGATATGCATTTGGATCTGGTGGAATAGTGTTTCCATTTGCGTCAATTTTTTCTAATGGTTCTCCAGGAGCTCTAATAATTGGACTATATTCATAATCACTTGCACGGTCACCAAATAGATCTTTTTTAACATCATCCGAACGCATATGATCATCAATACTTTCAAGTTTTGCTTTAAATTCCATAGATGTTTTACTATCTGGATTCAGTGGAATACGAATATGTTTTGAAGATGGTTCTTCGGAATAATATTTATTTGGTTTACCATCCTTTAGTGTACGTGTTGGAATACCATATGTATCTAGTAAAATTTCTGGAGATTGAATTAGTAATTGACTTTTTCCATCTTGATAATTAACAAATTTACATTTTGATTTTGCGGTTGGATCAGTAATTTTTTGCCATTCAGTAAATCCAATTTTGCTTGCATCTAGCTTTTTGTAATTGATTGTTGTTTGATTTTGTTTGCTCATTGTTTGTTATAATTGTCTTTGTTTGTTGTTTAATTAACTTTATAAGTCTTTTCTGTTCAGGCAGTTTAAAAATCAATTTTTTATAAATAATCATATATGATTATTTATTAAAAAGAGTCGATTGAATGAATTTATGAATGATATTGCAATTTTTTATAGATAAATATTGATTCTTCAATACATATTTGTTATTCAAAAGTCTAATCTTATATTTTTATCAAACCCTACTAATACACTCATCATTATTGTCATTCTTTCTGTTATACATTTACATCTTGCAGCATACACTTCTTCATATAATTTTTTTTCTATTTCTTTTTTTGTTTCATCGTCAAATTCATTAATTCTCTTTACTACTAACTCAAATATTTCTTTTTCTGTCAACATTAACTCTGAATGGTAATTGATGCCATCCAATTCATCTGGTATTTCGAATACAAGTTCTTTTGCTCCATAATTATCTATCAAATATTTGATAGATTTCTTTAAACTTTCTTGAATAGTATGATGGAGCACATTCTGTCCATCATTTAACATATAAGTTCTATTTTCATTTCTTAACATTATTCTATTTGATCTTGTAATATATATTGGATTCAATGGATTATTTTTACAATATAATGTTTTTAAATTCGGATAAATTTCCAATTTTGTTATTTTATTACATTCACAATTTAATGTTGTTAAATTCGGATAATCTCCCAATTTTGTTATTTCATTATTAGAACAGTATAATGTTGTTAAATTCGGATAATCTCCCAATTTTGTTATTTGATTATAGTCACAATGTAATGTTATTAAATTTAAATAAACTCCCAATTCTGTTATTTGATTATGAGAACAACCTAATTCTGTTAAATGTTGATAATCTCCCAATTTTGTTATTTTATTACGTCCACAATGTAATTCTGTCAAATTTGGATAATCTCCCAATTCTGTTATTTGATTTTTAAAACAATCTAATGTTATTAAATTCAGATAATCTCCCAATTTTGTTATTTCATTACAACGGCAATCTAATGTTGTTAAATGTTGATAATCTCCCAATTCTGTTATTTTATTATATCCACAACCTAATTTTGTTAAATTCGGATAATCTCCCAATTCTGTTATTTGATTACAATAACAATGTAATGTTGTCAAATTCGGATAATCTCCCAATTTTGTTATTTGATTTCCAGAACACTCTAATTCTGTTAAATGTTGATAAACTCCCAATTTTGTTATTTGATTATGAGAACAACATAATTCTGTTAAATGTTGATAATCTCCCAATTCTGTTATTTGATTATCATTACAACATAATTCTGTTAAATGTTGATAATCTCCCAATTTTGTTATTTGATTATCATTACAAAATAATCTTGTTAAATGTTGATAATCTCCCAATTTTGTTATTTGATTATTAGAACAACCTAATGTTGTTAAATTCGGATATTCTCCCAATTCTGTTATTTGATTATTATGACAATATAATGCTGTTAAATGTTGATAATCTCCCAATTCTGTTATTTGATTATTTTCACAATGTAATGTTGTTAAATTCGGATATTCTCCCAATTCTGTTATTTGATTACTAGAACAATATAATTTTGTTAAATTCGGGTAATCTCCCAATTTTATTATTTTATTCGTACCGCAATATAATTTTGTTAAATTCGGATAATTTCCCAATTCAGTTATTTGATTATCACGGCAATGTAATTCTGTCAAATTAGGATAATCTCCCAATTTTGTTATTTGATTTTCAGAACATTCTAATGTTGTTAAATTCGGATAATTTCCCAATTCGGTTATTTTATTACGATGACAGTTTAATGTTGTTAAATGTTGATAATCTCCCAATTTTGTTATTTGATTTTCAGAACAATCTAATGTTGTTAAATTTGGATAATCTCCCAATTCGGTTATTTGATTATCAGAACAATCTAAATATATTACATTTGGAAGTTCTGGCAACGATGTAAGTTGCTCATTAGAAGAACAATTTAAATATGTTACATTTGGAAGTTCTGGCAACGATGTAAGTTGATAATTACTAGAACAATTTAAATGTGTTATATTTGGAAGTTCTGGCAATGATGTAAGTTGATTACTAGAACAATCTAAATATATTACATTTGGAAGTTCTGGCAACAATATAATTTGATTAGAAGAACAATCTAAATATTGTAATGTATTTGTATATTTCATAATTTCTGTCAACGATATAATTTGATTAGAAGAACAATCTAAATATTGTGATGTATTTTTATATTTCATAATTTCATTGCGTTCGTCTTTATAAATAATTAAACCTAATACAATACCATCCGTATTATCTTCTAACGTTTTTATATAGTTTTCTCTTTCCTCACGATTATTATTATAACTAACTAATTTATTTATAATATTTTGATCAATAATATGTAATGTCATTATAATAGTATAATTGTCTTTGTTTGTTGTTTATTTGTTTGTTGTTTAATTAACTTTATAAGTCTTTTCTGTTCAGGCAGTTTAAAAATCAATTTTTAATAAATAATCATATATGATTATTTATTAAAAAGAGTCGATTGAATGAATTTATGAATGATATTAAAAAGAGTCGATTGAATGAATTTATGAATGATATTGCAATTTTTAATAAATAATCATATATGATTATTTATTAAAAAGAGTCGATTGAATGAATTTATGAATGATATTGCAATTTTTTAATAGATAAATATTGATTCTTCAATACATATATGTTATTCAAAAGTTGAATCTTATATTTTTATCAAACCCTGCTAATACACTCATCATTATTGTAATTCTTTCGGTTAAACATTTACATCTTACAGCAGTCACTTTTTTATATAATATTTTTTCTATTTCTTTTTTTATTTCATCATCAAATTTACTGATTCTCTTCATAATAAGTTCAAATATTTCTTTTTCCGTTGAACATATTTCACTATGATAATTTTTAGAATATAATTCTTGAGGAATTATACAATTTATTTCAAGCTTACCAAAATTTATTTTTAAATATTCAATTAATTCGTTTAATGAATTATATAAGTCATGATAATTAATATGATGTGTATCATAATATTTTAGTTTATTTTTTACTAGTTGACGAACTAGTTTATTATCTTCTACTTGTGTTAATATTATTGGATTACGATGACACTGTAAATATGTAACATTTGGAAGTTCTGGTAATGATGTTAAAGAATTATCTTGACAACTTAATGTTGTAACATTTGGAAGTGCTGGTAATGATGTTAAATCATTACAATAACAGAATAAGAATTCAGCATTTGGAAGTTCTGGTAATGATGAAAGTCTACAACAGCAACAATCTAAGTATGTTACATTTGGAAGTTTTGGCAACGATATAAGTTGATGATTAAAAGAGCAATCTAAATATATTACATTTGGAAGTTCTGGCAACGATGTAAGTTGATGATTCAAAGAACAATTTAAATATATTACATTTGGAAGTTCTGGCAACGATGTAAGTTGATGATTTGAAGAACAATCTAAATATTGTAATGTATTTTTATATTTCATAATTTCATTGCATTCGTCTTTATTATAAATAATTAAACCTAATGCAATACCATCCGTATTATCTTCTAACGTTTTTATATAGTTTTCTCTTTCCACATGATTATTATTATAACTAACTAATTTATTTATAATATTTTGATCAATAATATGTAATGTCATTATAATAGTATAATTGTCTTTGTTTGTTGTTTAATTAACTTTATAAGTCTTTTCTGTTCAAGCAGTTTAAAAATCAATTTTTAATAAATAATCATATATGATTATTTATTAAAAAGAGTCGATTGAATGAATTTATGAATGATATTGCAATTTTTAATAAATAATCATATATAAATTTATTGGAATAATATATTTGGATATGCATTTTTAACTTCTTGAGATACAAATACAAAGGCACCTAGTATTATTTGCGCCCCCATTGTTTTTGCACCAACATCTTCACCACTTGATGCAAATTTTTCAAATATATCCAATAATATCATACGTATTTTAATATCATCAACGTCAGACGAATATTTATATTTAAATACTTCATGATCTTTAAGTATTCTTGGTGCGGCAATTTTATTTGCATTTTTAAATGATTCCCACATATTCACTGCTTCGTGATATATTTTAATAACTTGATCTTTTGTAAGATTATGAAACCATTCAACTTTTAAATATAAACCTAAACGATCGTATAATTGAAAAACACTAGTAACTCTATTTTTCATATTTTGTTCTGGTGTTAAAAATTTTATTTCTTTTTCATTCACAATATTAATATTCATTTCTTTTAATAATTTCTCTTTTTTTCTAATATTTTGTATTATTTCATCTGAAAATTGTTTTTGTGTAAATGGATCATTAAAAATATTATGTTCGAATTGTTCTAATAATGATTGAATATTAAAACATCTAATAAATTCATTATCTCGATATGAAAATATTAATCTTTTATCAAAATCACATTTTTCGATTCTTTCATTATTTTTTTCAATCCATAATTGTTCTTGACTTAATATATCTATCGGATCACTAGATAAACATAAATTTTTATAAGCTGGACCAGATAATTCTTTTAATAAAATATCATTTTGTTCATTAATATCATCTGTTAAAATAATACTGTTATCATATTTAAATTTAATATTAAGTTTAGTACATAATTCATCAATTTTATGAATTTGTTTTTTACTAATATGATGATCATCGCATAAATCCCCATATTTCTGTTTATTTTTACATTGAACTATATTACTATCATGTTTTCTTGCAGCCATACATAATGACTGATCAATTATAATTTCTTGACAAATATTTTTAGATTTTGTTGGAAAATCTTCTTGACAAAAAATCTCATCAGATAATTTAATATTTTCATCATAAACTTTCTTGATCGATGTCTGTATAGTTTTGAATCCTAGAACATCTCCTTTTTTTAAATCAAAAAGTTGTATCAATTTCTCATCTGGAATAGTAATACGTTTGTCTTCAGTATTATTCAGATTATGATCTTTAATATATTCATAAATTTTTTCAGTTATTTCTGGTCTGGGACAAACAGAATTTTTGGGAAGACCAAGAAATTTACAAATTTTATCTGGGACAAGCTTTGGTGGATTAAAAGGATGTTGTGACATGCAGTATTATTTTAGTATAAATAAACATTATTCAATCATTTGAAAAATCAATTTTTTATGAAAAAAAAAAGAGTTGATGATGAATTTAATGAAGAAATCACAATTTTTTATGAAATGTAATAAATTACATTTCATAAAAAAGAGTTGATAATGAAGCTTTAGCGATTAAATCACAATTTTTTATATTTCGATTTCTTTAATATTTGTATCGTCTGTTTGATAATTGTATTCATCATATTTTTTTTTTAAATATTCTTTTATATTTTCCCGATAAACTCTTGAAATAACAATATTTAATATAGTTTGTAAATCATTTGGTAATAAATATGATCCATCTGTATTTCTTTTTGACTTTAAAAAATAAAATACTCTGCGTTCAATATAATTATAATCGTAATTTTGATTTATATTAAGTTTAAGATAACATAATAGTTCTGGTGGAAAATTATGTTTGACTAGAGACATATTTGATATCTTTTTATTGAATAATTTATCCAATTATTTAAAAAATCAATTTTTTATAATAAAATAATTTTATTCATATGTAATTGTTTCAGTCACAACACGCTTGACTTTTGCAAAACGAACAAGAGTGTTATCTTCAAATATTGCTGCAATTTCATTTCCACAGTTGCAACAATAAAAGTTTATTGGAACACAATGTTCAAAAAAAAATCGTTGTGTTCCAACAAGAAATTCTTCTTGATATTTATTATAAGTTTGAATTCGTCGTTCACGCATGTCATACTCTGAGTGAAATTGAAAATTTTTGATCTGTTCATATGTAACTTTTTCACAATGAGGACATATACAAACAATAATATCAAAAGCTCCCATATAATATTATGTGTAATATTTTAGTAGATTTTGTATAAAATTAAAATTTCAATTTTTACAAATCCATATAAAAAGAACAAACTATATTAATTTAACAATGGAATTAGAAATTGAATATTTAAGATGGTTATTAATTAATGATATTATTAAAATCACAAACAATAAATTTAGTCAAAATAAAAAATATGAAATGACTAATATTATTGAAAGATGGTTACTTAATATGTCAAATATTCCAAGAGAAACTGTTATTGATCCAGTATTTATTAAAATATCAATCGATGATCCAATTAATTTAAAATTATTACAAGAAATGGAAGAAAAATTAATATTTAACAATTCATCTGAACGACAATATTATTTAAATCATATTCATAAACAAATTGAATTATTTATTGATAATATTCAAACTATTATACAATCACCACATGATAATGCAATTATTCTTAATAACACATTTTATTATAAAAAATTTAGTATTACTCTTGATGATAATAGGATTAATGTATTATATAATAAATTAAAACAATATGATTATACTACTTCTACAAATTTAATAACTTGTATGTTACTACGTTATTCATCTATTATTGGAAATGGCCAACAATGGAGTATGCCTTATGATAATTATAAATATTTATATGATATTTATAGCGCAAAAGTTGAAGGATTTGCATCTCCAATTAATTCACAATTATTATTAATTAATCCGGATGATACTTTTTTTTGTAGTTTATTTAAGGATACTGATGCGATATTTGGATCCCTTGGAAATTTTTTTAATATCAATATTAAACAAGGAACAATAATAGTCAATCCTCCATATGTACCAAAAATAATTGACGATGCAATTATTCATATTAAAAAATTAATTGAACAAGCAACTATTGCAAATAAACATTTACGTATTATTTGTATAATGCCATATTGGAATGATTATAATTCTATTATTGAATTAATTAATTATCAACATACAAAATATTATGAAATATTAAAGAAACATGCACATTTTTATGAATCATCCGTGAATGGTGGTTATAAAATAATTAGCAAATTTAATTCTATAATATTTGTAATAGAAGCTAATGGAAAAAATAGAGATTATTCAGATGTTGCGACAAATATGAAAATATAATTTAATTGATTAAATTATATTTTTAATAAACTAATTATAATGGCATAAGAGATTCCTCTTTCGGATTTGCTATGATATCACTAATTAAATTATTAATTGTTAATTCATTAAATGTATGATCTAATTTAACATCTTTAATATCAACATATTCTGAATTTTCAAGTAAATCATTATCCATTATTAATCGACAATAACCAGTTCCTCCATTTATTGCCCTTCCAGCAATAATTCTTGATGAAACACCCCTCATATAATCTGTTTCATTATATAATCCAGCATTTATAAAATGTTCAATTGTATTCTCAAATGCAGCTCTTGACATCGGGTCTGTATCTAAACGACCAATACCATGTCTATCAATTGATGTAAGATCACCAACATTTGTCATGGTATCAACAAGCATTGCTATATGATGGTAGTTAACTTTATCATCTCCGGCAACATTAAAAACACAGTTGATTTCGTATAGTAATGATGCTCTTGCTGCTTCAATACCAAAATTATTATAAATATCAATAATATCATTTGTTGTTGTTCGTTGAAGATCAATCCCATATATATTTCGAACTGATTTCATATTAGTTCCTTCAGTGTGTATAACATATTCTTTATTTGGCGTTGGTTCATTATCTTCATTATATTCCATTATTTGTTCATTTACTATTGCGGCAATGTCCGCAATTTCATTAAGTCCTTTAAGTTTGAAATTTAATATAATATCTTGAATATCAATTAATGTTGTCAAACTAATATCATTCAAATCAAGTCGAATATGAATAATTGGTATTGTACTATTATCATAGTTTGACATTATCGCAAGTTGTGTAACTTTTGAAATTAATTCTTTTTCATTCTTTTTAATTCCATGAATATCATTATACAAATTATTCCATTCATTTATAAAATGAATTTTAATATCTAACATTGTAATATTCTTTTCTATTAATCTGTCTTTGTTTAATACACATTTTATTATCCATGGCATCGTTGACGCATTTTGTTGCTCCGTTAATGTTGAATAATGCCCATATGCAAACATCATATTTTCAGTTTTATCTTTTGCTATTAAACCGTCTTCCGCATATGGTATTGGATCATAAATAATATCAATACTTAATAAGATATCTTGTAATTTTGTATATTTAATATAGGCTGCAATTATATGAGCCATTGATTCATCATATTTATTTTTACCATTCAAATATACAGTCATATCAGGAGTTTTAATATTCTTCGAACAACTCAATATTTCTCTAAATCTCGGAATACCTACATTTAATTTTTCAGATGCCATACCCGCAAGATGGAAAGTATTTAATGTCATCTGTGTATTACCCTCTCCAAGAGATTGGGCAGATAAGCAACCAACCATTTCGCCTGGATTAGTCATTGCTTTTTCAAAATTGGTTTTAATTTCATTAATAATATTATCAAATTGATACTTAGTAAGTTTGTGTTGAATAATACATTGTTTTGGAGATAATTGAGAATATAACTCATATCTAAATAATGTTTTACTTAAATATTGATCTTTGAATTTCCAACTATTTGGATTGTTTAAATTTTCTTTTGTACATGTATTCATTCGTGTATTATCTTGTTTTAATAATTCTTCTATTTTATCCACAATATAAATTGGATCAAGATAATCATTTTTAGTTTTATTATTTTTTAATTTATTATCATCAACAATTCGTTCGACATTTGTTGGTAATGAATATGATGTTTCTAATATTTTATAATTTTTAGTACTTAATTTTTGCATTTCACGTAAATTATTTCTATATCCTTTTAATATTTGCATATATGTATCATTTTGACTACGTAATATACTCTCATTAATACCAGTGTTTTTCATAATATCTTTAAGTTCTGTTTCATCAAATTGATAAATTGATTTTAATTTTTTATCTCCATATTCAATAAAACTTAAATTTACATTTTTTTGATATGATTGATCTAAATTACTATCACCATAATTAAATTGTATAAGGGCATTATTTCCACCTCTAACAGTGCCATCATATGTCACCATCATATCTTCAAGGGCTTTCATCATCTTACGAGATATATAGCCAGTATCTGCAGTATCTACAACGTGCAGACCATTTGCTAACCCGAAATTCAATGTGCTTGGAACAGTTAAATCGTATACTTTAGGATATTTTGCAATATCTATTTTATTAATTTCGACAATTTCATCAAGAACAACATCATTAACTAATTTAAATTCTTTATTATTTAATTGATAATCAATCGTTAACATGTAAAGTATTTTTGAATCATCCATTTGAATAGTGTCTATTTTTCCAAAAATACCTAATCGTGTTAAACATATATTTAAATCATTCAATAATTGCAATGAAATCGATATAATATTTCTTGTACCATTTTCTGTAATATATCCATCAATTAATCCAGCAATGAATTCTTTTGGAGCATTAAAACATCCATATGGAAGATATTCTAATTTATATTTTGCTATGAGTAATCCTAATCGATTACCATTTGTATGAGATAATTCAAATTTGTTAAAATCAGTACCATATATATATTCATCTTTTGGTAAGTATTTTGAAATATCAATAAACTTAGTTTCAATTGGTGGATTTTCTAACTTTGCAGTTACTGGAACAAAATCTCCAATTTTAACATCTGGTGTTGATTTTCTTTCGAATTTATCATTGTTCCATATTAATAATGACTTTGATTCAGTCACTATTACTTTTCTTCCACCATGTGTTTTAATCTCATATAATTCCTTTCCTGGATCATGTCTAGTGATTGCGGAAATTATTCCCCATTTAACATTACCATTTTCATCTGTTGTTGGTATATATACTTGGTTTTCTAAATTTAATAATTCCATTTCTCTTTCAGTATAATGTTTTACTTTATCTTTATTTGTATCTAATACTGTATCAATCCAATCACCAATATTAACTTTATTAATAATTCCATCATTCATAATTATAATTGGTGTATCTCCCGTTACTGATTTGATCGCAGTGTCTATAAGACCTTCTCTTCCGGTCATATGACAAAAGAAGAATTCCATTGGTGTTAAACCAGCAACATAAGAATGTTCGACAAATCCACGTGCTAATGCACTGTCATCATTTTGATATAAATGAGGTAATGTTCTATTATTAACACGTTTTTGAATTCTTTTACCCATTAAAATTTGTTGTCCAATTCCTCCCACCATACCACCTATATTGATACTACCACCTTTTGCACCAGAATCTACAATAATTAATAGATTATTATTTGGAGCTAATGAATCCATTGTTGTTTTACCAATATTTCCAGCAATGTCAACATTATTTTTAATTGTTTTTTCGAATTCTACCGCATTCATTAGTTCAGGATAATTTTCCATAGTAGTAATCATATAATCGATTTCTAATTTTGTTGAATTAATCATTGTTTCTATTTCTTTCTTTGTTTTTGAATCAATTAACATATCACCATAACCTATTGTACTTCCATGAATAAATAGCCAATTGACAATTAATCTTTGAATATCATCAATAAAATCTCGACATTGCCATTTACCGTATTTATCCCATATGCTCTGAATAGTTATTGATATTGTTTTTTTATCAATAATTCCGTTTGTTATTTCTCCGTTTACTACTGTTAATTTTTTCCCTAAATTAATATTTGTACCAGATGGTATAATTGTTGAGAATAGTTTTTTACCATTATATTTTTCATTTTTACTAATTTTAAAATGATCTGTATTTTTAATATACATCGCTAAATTCATCACATCTCTCCAATCAATTTCTTCATTCATTTTAGTTAATGCATATGATCCCAATACAGTATCCTGTTTGGGTTTAATAATTGGTTGTCCATTCTTCGGGGACATGATCCAATTTACTATATTCGCAATATATGACAATTCAATTTGTGTTTGAATTGATTGCGGCATGAAAGCATTCATTTCATCCGTTAGTACCGTATTCATCTAAGCATTTCCGCCTAGAATCATTATACACATAACGACTAAGTTATGTCACCATCTCTGGTGGGACTAGACTGTATCTTAAGCCAACTCAGGTTGATTAGACCATCATTGTTGACCCATATCCGTTCAGTCGTTGAGAGCCTTCCATATCCTATCATAACGGACTTAGGAAGTAACTCTGCGGGTTGTCCAATCCTTAATATTTTTACCGCCGGGTTCGGCAATTAACCGAGATCACTCATACAATTTCTTGTACAAGTTTGGTAATTAAGGCTCTAAGGAGTTTTCCGCATCAAGATATGTCGCACATAACCCACAATATTTTACATAATTTACTTCTTTTTTCAATTTCTTGTGTCCCTGTATGTTAGTGAAATCTTCTAATTTTTTCAAATGCTCTGCTATCTGTGTTTTATCAATATCGGCATGTTTGGAATTATTTAATTTTTTTTCTAACGGACAAATATTTAACCAATTAAAACATGAATCTTGTTCTTCTTTTTTGGTTAAATCAAATGTATCAACCGGAATTACATGATCAACTGACCAATATGTACCATAATTTTCGAGACTCATTTCTGGTTTAAAACAAAATTGTAACCATTCTGATAAAAATGCATAACTACAACCTAAAAACCCTATTGGCGTTATATCAGTCATTGGACCATGAATTGCATCATTCAAATTTACTTGGTATAAACGATGCATTTTAAATCCTTCATCAGAATTGTATCGTTGTACATATTTTTCATTAATTTTCTTTTTATTTTTTTGATACCAATTTGCTTGTAATTCTGTCATTTTCTCCGAATTTGATTCCAACCATTTTTTCGATTTTTCTTTTCCAACATCACTTTGACGATATTGACGTCCATCCTTTCTTTCACAATCAATACATTTTGCTCTATTATGTCGAAACATTGATTCTACTTTTTCTTTTTTACAATATTTACATAATTTTTTTCCTTCAGTTATTAATTGTTTTTCTTTTCCACCAGAACGTTGTAGACGTCGTTGAGCATTCATGCAATCTTTACATGTATTATATGTCGTTCTAAACATTATTGCTTCTTTTGTAATACCACAAACTTTACATATTTTCGATGGGTTTGTTGATTGATCTGGTAATACAATTTCTCCTTTTTTAATTTTTTCTTGTTTTTCAATATCATGTTTTTTCCGATATTCAGCATCACACTGTTTACATTGTTTTCTTCCACCTCTAAACATATCACATGTTTTATCTATTTTACATTTACTACATGTTTTGGTTGCATTGTTAGATTTTGACATTTTGTTTTTATAAGATTCACTTAGGACACTAATCTCACTATCACTTTCGCTCTGCGCTACTTGATTGTTGTTGCTTGATTCCATTTGATTTATTTATAAATTATACTATAATTATCTCTTTAAGTAGCTTCAGATTTCAATTTTTTCATTTTTTTTTCATTATTAATTGTGGGTCATATACTAGAGGGTAACAAACTTTTAATTCCCTCTGTTGACGGCGATTCAATTTAAAAATTGGCGAACACACCATCGTAGTCAGCATTGTATGGAGTAGTAGCAGACACATTAAGTCTGAATGTATTATAGTTCCAGTTATTAATTACACGTATTTTATGTGACATCATACTAAGTTTATGCAATGTAGGTTGTCTGTTGAATAATACTGGATCTCCATCTTTAAGATGGCGTTCTACTATATCTCCAAATCGTAATTTGATTTTGCTTCTATATCGCAAATCAATATAATTTTTACCATTTTTTTGTGGTGATACTTGAATCACATAATTTGCTCCAGGATATTTATTTTTTCCATTTTGTACTAATTTTGTTAATTCTTCTATATTATATGGTGTTACTATCTCTGGAAAAGTTAAATTCATTGCAATTCGTATAGGTACTCCCAATTCATCTATACTTATATTCGGATCTGATGTAATTACTGTTCTTGATGAAAAATCAACTCTTTTACCAAGTAAGTTACCTCTTATTCTTCCGGTTTTCCCCTTTAATCGATCAGATAATGATTTAATTGGTTGACCTCCAACTTTCTGTGCTGCTTTTGGTAGTGCTAATGATTCATTATCAAAATATGTTGCAATGTGATATTGTAATAAGTTGACACTATCTACAGAATATTTATTTTCATTGCCAGTTATTTCTTTTTCTTTATTTTTTTTAATTGTTCGATTCGTTCTTAAAATGTCAGATAATTTTTTTGTTAATCCATCTTCATATGTCGATGAAGTCATAAAATCAGTCCGTACTGATGGACGAATTGCAACTGGAGGAATTGGAAATATTTTGTATATTAAATTTTCAGGTCTCATTTTAGTTGGATCAAATCCCATTATTTTAAAATCAGAATCACTGATATTTTTTAAAATATTATATACTATGTCTGCTGTTAATATTTGTTTAATTTTCTTTTTGCCTTCAATATGCTGTTTTTCTTCTCCAAGTTCTGTTAAATCCGTTTCTGCAATTAATAATATTGCCGATCCTTGATCTTTTTTTGTCGTCGTTTTAATTTTTGGTATCGGAATACCACATCCATCCGGTCTCTGGCAATATTTAATATTTTGACATGCAGAATGTACTTCGGCAAATCGAAGTCTGCCAGTTTTTGCTTTGAAATGTTTATCAAGTTCTTTATCTGTTTTGTAAATTAATAATTTTGAACATTTCGGACAAATACATCCTAAAATATTTTTGATAGTTGTAAGAAATCCAATATGAAAAATTGGTTCTTCTAATTCTGTATGCCCAAAATGTCCTGGACAACAATCAGAATTTAATCCACATGTAGCACAATCCAAATCTTTATCGGTTACACCTAATCGTGGATCAATTAAACCTCCTTTTTTTGGTTCTCCATTATCATATGATTCTGGAAGAACTATACCAGATGATTCGCTGATTGCAGAATAATTTTTAACTTCATTATTGCTCATGACCCCAAAATCAATTCGTTCTATGTTTACGACATCATCAATTCTGGAATATTTATTCATATTGCGTTTATCTATATATATGATATTTTTTTTAAGTATGTTAATATCATTTAAATTAATGATATTAATAATTAAATTTTCATTTTTTTAGCTTTTTATTTTAAATCAATTATTAAATTATCAACTGTTTTAGAGCATAAATCGTTATAATTATATACAATCTGCCGCGACCTACTAATAATATCTATATTATCTATATTATCTATTTTATAATTATTAAATAATAAAATATCCTTTAATAAAATATTTTTTTCATATAATAATATTGATGATTTAAATGATGATGATCCAATAACAATATCTTTATTTTGATATCTTATAATAATAGTTCGAATTGATCTAATCATATTATTATTTATATTTATATTCCTTTTTTTCAATAATTTAATAATTTCTAAAATTGAATCATTATAAATATTATTTTGTATATTATTATTAATCTGATACGATATCATATATTTATTTTTTTCATTAATTGATTTCATTACATATTGTAATAAATTTATTAATCTTAAATTATATAATAATAAACAAAAATAATAAAATAATTTTATATTAATAATAATTTTTTTTTTATCATCATATTTAATAATTTTTTTCTCGTATGGTAAAAAATATGTGTCCAGTATTTTTTTTAAATATGATAAATATGTAATTACTATTATTAATAATTTTGCTATTATATTCATATATTAAATTTACTATTTAATAATCATATTATAAACAAATTCTTTTATATATATTTTTTAATAATTAGGATATAAAATAATTGTCTTTATATCTGTTCCAATATTTCCAAATTTCACATAAAATGATCCAATCGAATTATAATATTGAATCACTCGATCTTTGAATTGTTTGTTGTAAAGAAATTGGGATCTCTTAAAATAATCTTGATATTTCGATTCAAAATCAAGATGAATAATATCTTGAGTCATGTCAATTCGAATCATAAATTTGTTGAATCGTTGTGATTGTACCATTCTTCTTGATGTTGAAATCTTATCAAGAATCCAATCTTTTGTTACAATTGTTTTTTCTCCATCATATTTCTTTCCATTGTTATTTGTAATTTTGGCACGAACTTGACGTGGTGCATTCATTTCATCATCACAACATTGTTTGAAAAAAATATCAAAAGCCGCATTATATGCTTTCTCGTACTCAATGTTGCTAGTATTATATGTAGTACTCATTTGGCTGTTAGTTGTTGTATTATATCATTAAATTATTGTAACAGTTTAAATATCAATTTTTTATCAAAATTTGATATTTATAAAAAATTGCGATTATATCAATAAATCTCATAATTGACTATTTTTTATAAATATCAAATTTTGATATTTATAAAAAATTGATTTATTAAAATTATACAGACATAAGAAAATAATACAGTATAATTGATAGGAATGGCATCGAAACAAAAACCAATTGATGAAATCGAAAAGGCAATAAATGATATAATTGATAAAAATAATAATACTGTTTATGAACAGATTGATATTACGCAACAAATTGATATTAAAAATCAAGATATTGATAATTTGGATGATGATATTTTAACAGATATATATGGAGAATCTCAAAATAGTGCAAAATTTAAACTTAATACCAAATGGCATTTATGGTATCATTCATTATCAAATAAAACAGATTGGTCAATAAACAGTTATAAAAATATATATACAATAGAAACCATTAAAGATTTTTGGGATCTATTCAATCATTTTGATATGATTGGAGGAATACATTGTCAACAATTTTTTTTCATGAGAGATGGTATTAATCCAACATGGGAAGATCCTAAAAATAGAAAAGGTGGGTCGTGGTCAATTATGTTAACAAAAGATAAATATCGTGATTTGGATGAAAAATCTCTTCAAATTTTTACTAAAATAGCAATTTATTTAATTGGAGAAACATTAACAAATGAACCATTGAGAAATAATGGAATTTCAGTTTGTCTAAAAAATCCAGTAACATCAATAATAAAAATATGGAATTGTGATAGTAAATATAATACAAATAATTTATTAAAACCAGAATTATTAAAAGAATTTGGAAATATTATTTATAAAGCAAATATTCCAGAAGATTAAAATAAATATTTTAATAATTTCCATTTTTTCAAATATTTAATTATTTTAGTATTATTGTTTTTAGTAGCGTGTATAATTCCATTTTCTGAACAATTTATTTTCCATTTATGCAATTGTTTTAATATATTTATATAATTATATCTTGCCGCATAATCTGCTCCAATAAATGTACAATTTATTTTTAATTTATGTAATTTTTGTAATATAAACATATTATTATTTAATGCTGCGAAATTTGCTCCTTCGGAATCACAATAAATATTCCATTTTTCTAATTTATTTATTATATCCAAATAATTATTATGAACAGCTAAATTTGCTCCATGCGATGTACAATTTATATTCCAATTATGTAATTTATCTAATATTACATGATTTCCTTGTGATGCTGCATAATTTGCGCCAGTAGATGTACATTTAATATTCCATTCATATAATGTATCAAGCACAATATAAATATTTGGAACATTAAATTTACAATATGATATTGCATGATCAATATCTTCTGAAGTACAATCTAATTTCCATTCATGCAATTTATTTATAATAGATAATTCACAATCAATAATTGCTAATCTAATTCCGTCTTCATCACAATCAATATTCCATTCATGTAATTTTTCTAATAGTAATAAATTTTTTTGTCTAATAATATTATTCGCGCATTTTGATGTAATATGATTTGGATTTTTATTATAAAAATATTCAAGTTTATCAATATTATTTATATAATACCAAATATCAATAATATCAATATTTGTAATAAATTGTTCATAATTCATAATATCTTTAATATCACAATATATCAATATTTTTACTATATTATTCTCATATCGATTTGGATATGTTTCATCAAATTTTTTTATATATTCATTTTCAAGATTTGTTAGAATTAAATCCATTTAATTATATTATGAATACATGTTTTAAGTATATTCATAATATTATAAAAAAAATAAAAATATATCGATAACCAAATCTATTCTACTAAAAAGGCCGCCGACATACTAAATTAGTGTGCGTAGCTTGCGCATATGAGACATAATATAGATAAGAAATAAAAAATTTTTAAAGACCATAGAGATTGGTATAATATAAATATTTAAATGCATAAGACCATAAAATTAAGACCAGTAATTAATATTATTTTTTATTTAAAATATTAAATAAAAAAGGGCGGAAAGATTATAAATACCTCTATATATTATTTATATTAATATTTATACTCTATATATAAGATGAGAATGACTAAAATAACAAAATTTTATTACAACCCCCACGAGAATAATTTTGCCTTTTTTTGCCTTTTTTTGGCCTTTTTGCGTTAATTTTATCAATTTATTTTCTTTTATAAATATATAGATTTCAATGGTTACATATATTTGCAGTTCATGTGGAAAACAATTTAATCACAAAGGTCATTATGAAGATCACATTAGACGTAAAATCAAATGTACGCCTATACAAAATAATAATAATGGTCTTAATCATATTATTCACAATGTATCTCATGATGGAGAATACCAAAAAGTATCTATGAATACTTTTTTGGATTCTCAGAATACCAAAAAAGGCGAAAAGAATACTTTTTTGGATTCAAATAATATTTTGAATAATAATAAAAATTCAGATAATAA